GAAATCGGCGCGATGCAAGTGGGGATTGTCGAGCAGGCAGGAGCGCACGCCCAGGACTTCTTCGGCGTAGCCGTGGAGTTCGGGCCCGACTCCCCGGCCATCGCCCGCATCGTGCCAGCCATCGCCAACCGCCCGCTCGGGATCAAGACCGTCTCGGGCCGGATCAAGCAGGAGGTCGTCGCGGAGGTCCAGCACGGCCTCTCGCTCGGGCTCAGCTACCGGCAGATAGCGAGGGGCGGGCTCGTAGACGTAGGGCCGCCTGGGGATCGCGGCGCGGTGCAGGCAACCATCCGGGGCGTCCAGGGGGTCTATGAGCAGTACAAGACGTGGCAGGCGACGAGGATCGCCAGGACGGAGGCGGCCGTCGCCTACAACCGGGGGGCCATCGCCGCCTTCAGAGACGCGGGCGTTCAACGCGTCGAGGTCGTAGACGGCACGGATGACGATGACTGCGCCGAGGCGAATGGGAGCATATGGACGGTCGATGAGGCCGACTCGAATCCGATAGAGCATCCGAACTGCACTCGTGAGTTTTACCCCATCCTTGAGTAGCGATTTCGTGAGGGCAGCCCGGCACGTGACCGACTTCATGCCCACTCCCGCTGAGATGCTCGAAGCCCGCGAGCGCGACTGCGCGCTGGCCTTCGAGGCGGGCCGGGAGCAGGGCCGCGCCGACGCCTCCGCGATGTGGGCTCCGATAGCCGACGAGGCGCGCATGGAGGGCTGGCAGGAGGCGCGCAACCAGCTCGCCCGGCGGCTGCGGGAGATGGCCCGCGACGACCCGGCGGCGAGGGCGATCCTCCTCGACGTGCTGCGATGACAGCCGAGCCCATCTCCACCGACTTCGTCGCGCTCGTCTGCGTCTGGGAGGAAGCCGAGCTGCTGCCCGGCCTCCTCCATTCGCTCGGGCCGCCCGGGCGGAACGTGGATCGGATCGTCGTAGCCGACGGCCGCTTCGCGCACTACCCCGGCGACTCCTTCCCCTCCACGGACGGCACGCAGGGGATCGCCCTGGAGCATGGCTGCGAGCTGATCGAAGCGCCGGAGGAGGGCTGGGATACGGAGCACGAGAAGCGCAACGCCCTGCTCGCCGCATGCCAGCCGGGCGACGAGGTCCTCATCATCGACGCCGACGAGCGCGCGATTTTCGGGGAGCGCTTCTGCAAGCGCCAGCTCTTCGGCGACTTCAAGGTCGAGGTCCGGGGCGTCGAGGGAACGGATGGCCTCTCCTATCCGGTGCGGCTCTTCATGTACCGGCCGAGCCTGCGCTACCACTCCCACTTCCACATCTACACCGGCGACGGCCAGGACATCCTCTTCGGCACGTACGCAAAGATGCCGGAGGCGACGTTCCGCATTGAGCATCTCCACCATCTGCGCTCGCCGGAGCGCCACGAATCGGATCAGGAGTGGGAGGAGTACCTAGTCCCCTACGAGCAGGCCCTCGGCGCGTACGGCAGGCCGCCTAGCCAGCGGGTAGACCCGCAGTCGGCTTAGCGCGCGGCGGCGCGCTTTCTGCTTTAGCCTTTCCTCCTAGGATGCCCTCCGAAGAGGACCAGTCTCCCGAGCGGGTCGAAGCAGAGAAGGACGCGCCGCAGATGGAGCACCGCACGTCCGTCTTTCCCATGCCCCGCCTGAAGATCGGCGCTCCCGATGCCGACGGCCGGAGGCGCATCCAGGGCTTCGCCTCGATCTTCGGCAACCGCGACTCGCAGGGCGACATCGTCGTCAAGGGGGCTTTCGCCCGGACGCTGAAGGAGCGCGAGGACGTGAAGGTCCTCTGGCAGCACGACCGGGCCCGGCCCATCGGCAAGCAGGAGTCGGCGTACGAGAACGACCAGGGGCTCGCCGTCACGGGCGTCCTCTCCGATACCTCCTTCGTGCGCGACGAGGTCCTACCGCTTGTAAAGGACGGCGTCGTCAATGGGCTGAGCATCGGCTACGACGTGGCCGCTGGCGGGGAGGAGCAGAGCAAGGACGGCAACCTCCTCAAGGACCTCGAACTTTTCGAGTGGAGCATCGTCACCTTCCCGGCGAATGAGCGCGCGAGGGTGACGGAGGTCAAGAGCGTCTCCATCGGGGATGCTCAGGGCGACGCCCACGCCGACCGGCTGCTCTGGGCCTGCAAGCAGGCCCGGCATGAGCTGGAGTGGTTCGCCAGCGAGGACCGCATGAACGGTCTAGACTTGCAGCCGATGCTCGATCTTCGCCTGGCGCTCCGGGGGCTACCCGGAACGAAGCAAGGCGACGCGGCATACGCGGACGTGATCGAACTGGCATACCTCTCGGGCATGCGCGACATGGCCGAGATCCTCGATCCAAAGGAGTCCGCAGATGAGCGAGACAGAGACTCGGGAGCTTTCCGAGGAGCTTGAGGCCAAGCGCCAGGAGCTTCTCGACTTCTTCAAGGAGAAGCTCCCCGACAGCGACGAGCGGGTGGAGTTCACGCCCGAGGAGAAGGCCGAGCGCGAGAAGCGCGAGGCAGAGCTGGCGGAGAAGTTCGACAAGATCGTCTCCACGCTCGACAAGAGCAAGGAAGTCGAAGAGCTGGAGCAGCGGATCAAGGACCTGGAGGCCGAGCCCATCTCGAGCCCTCTGGGCATCCAGACGAAGAGCCTCGTCAAGGGCGAGGACGGCAAGACGCGCCTGAAGACGTACCGCGAGTGGCGGGGCGACGCCCAGGCCAACTTCTTCTCCGACCTCCGCAACGACAACGCGAAGACGCAGGAGTTCTACAACGACCTCGGCTACACGGAGCATGGCGAGCTGACGAAGGCCTGGGCGCAGGCCGACCTGGAGGACGCCTCGCTGATCCTCCCCGAGGTGCAGCCCGCGCTGCCCTTCCTCGCCCATGAGGCGATGACGGAGCGGCTCTGCACGCATCTCCGCATCTCGAGCCCGAGCGTCGAGTTCCCGGTCTACACCTCCGGGCTCACGACGGCGGCATGGACGGATGCCGGTACCTCGTCGTCCGACAAGACGGCGAGCGAGCCGGACTTCGACCTCATCTCCGCGAACGCCTACTGGGGCGCGGGCGTGACGAAGGTCCCGAACGGCCTGCTCGACGACTACCCGGCCGCTCGCGGCTGGATCACGCAGGAGCTTGGCCGCTCGGCGGGCGCGCTCCGCAACAACTGGGTGCTGAACGGCTCGGGCTCCGGCCAGCCGACGGGCATCTACACCAACGGCAGCATTCCCATCTCCAACGCGACGGGGACGACCGGCCGGAAGATCATCGAGGCGATCTTCGGGGCGATCCAGCATGTCCGGGGCAACGGCTTCACGCAGCCCACGGACATCGTCCTGAACCCCGCCGTCTGGACAAAGATCTTCCTCGCGTGGGAAGACAACATCGGCTACCTCTTCGGGACGCCGGGCACCAACGACGTGGCTCCGCGAGGCGAGGTCACCTCCCGCCTCTTCGGCATCCCCGTGACGCAGGACTACTACGTCACGACCGCGTACGGCGGGACGGCTTCGTCCGTCAGCCCGGTGGTCGTCGGCAACTTCCGCGACGCGATCGTCCTCGACCGGATGCCCTTCCGAATCGACGTCGACACGAGCGTGGGCTTCCTGAAGAACTACTCGATCTTCCGAGGCGAGTTCCGCATGGGCTTCCTGGTCGTGCGGCCCCTCTCCTTCGAGAAGGTCAGCAACATCGTCGCCACCTAAGGGGACGGGAATCGTGGCTCGGGGACCGCTGAAGAACAAGGCAGAGGACGCCGATTTCGTTCCTCAGCGGTTCCCGTACCGCGTCGGCAATCGGATCATCTCCGACCAGCCGCTCACGCCCGCTCAGGCGAAGGCGCAGCGCGACGAAGGGGATCTGCTCGAAAGGGCCCGCGAGGCTCGGAAGCGGGCCAGGCAAGCAGCGGAGGGGTAGGGGCCGGGCATGGATACGAGCACCTGGCTCATCTCCCGCGACGAAGCCCGGACGTACCTCGGGGTAGAGGGCACGGAGAAGCCCGTCGATCCCTGGCTCGACCTTGTCATCGGCGGCCTCTCCCGCGAAGTCATGACCTACACGGGCCGCCAGTACCGGCCGCGCTCGGCGGAGGCCGAGGCGAAGCTCTACACGTACGACGCGGGGGCGCTGCTCTCGCTCGACGATTGCACCGCGCCCTCGGCCGTCCGCTTCTCGCAGACGCCCTCCGATGATGAGAGCTGGACGGACGTTGGCGACGACCAATGGGTTGCGGAGCCGCTGCGCCGGGCCGTCAAGACGCAGCTGCGGTTCATCCCGCCCATCTCCGAGCAGATGGCCCCCTCGGGCTGGGAGGCGCTCGCGCTCGTCTACTCGGGCGACCGTACGCGCTGGCCGCGCGAGGACCGCGCCGCGCTTCAGGCCTACGTGGCGGTAGAGGTCACGGCCCTCTGGGGCTGGCCGGAGGTGCCCGCCGAAATCACGCTCGCCTGCTGCAAGTGGCTGGATGCTCTCAACAAGGGCGACCAGGCCTACTTCTCCGGCGACCTGGCGAACGTCCACATCGACTTCAAGGCGATGCCGCCGGAGGTAAAGCAGATCCTCGACGACGCGAAGGATTCAAGCCCGATCATCCTGGCGGTCTGAGTGCCTCAGATCCGCGTCGACGACAAGGAGTCGCAGAACCTCGGACGGCTGGCGCAGCGGCTACCTCAGGCCGTGACGCGCGGCATGCGCCGCTTCGCGCTGCAGCTCGGCGCGCAGATGGGCCGCAACATCGAGACGCGGAAGAAGTTCCCGCCCGGCACGCGCCGCCTCTCCCGGGCCTTCCTCGTGCCCGAGCAGCAGGGCCCGATGCACTTCGTCCTCGGGGCGGGCGCTCCTATCTACGCGAACATCGAGGAGGTAGGCGGCGTCATCCGGGCCCGCAATGCGCCCTACCTCGTCTTTCAGCATCCGCCCGGCTCGGGCGAATGGCACTCCGTCAAGCAGGTCACGCATGAGGGCAAGCACTACGCGCGGGATGCGATCCGCGAGGAGAGCCCGAAGCTGGCGGGCGTCCTCGTGGCGGAGATGCTGAAGGAGCTGACCTGAGTGCCTTCTTTCGCGGAGGTGAAGGCGGCGCTCGCTACGCGCCTCGGAGATGTTGGGCTCCCCGTACACGTCGAGGAGCCAGCCGCCCCGCAGCCGCCCTGCTTCACGTTCGTGACGACGGGCGCGGTACGGCGGGCGCTCGAGGTAGCCGACCTGGAGGGGTATGGGCTCCGCGATCCGCTCGGCGGGCGCGTCTTCGTCCTGACGCTCTCAGTGCGCCTCTGGGTGCCGATCCGCAACGACGAGCTGCTGGCGCAGCAGCAGATGGATACGTACCTCCGCGCGGCCATCGACGCGACGGACGAGGATCGCTCCTGCGGCGGGCTGCTAGAGGACTCCGCGCTCTCCTCGGCGGATATCCGCTTCGGGCCCGACCAGCGCCAGGGGCAGCCCCCGATAGTGGCTTTCATGGCCTGGGCGGGCGCATGGCTGGAGGCGATGTGATTCCCTCCCGAGCAGGCCCCTGCATTCACCCTTAGACTCTCGGAGGCAAGATGGCTCAGCGCTACGCACGCATCCAGCTAGAGAACAGCCAGAGCAATCAGGGCACGACGGCGGGCGTCTTCGGGACGTCCTGGGACCTCCCCGCGCAGGAGTTCGCCATGCAGCCGAACGTCGCCCCGCTCGACAGAGGCGACGAGCAGCGCGGCGTCGACTCTCCGCTGAGCCTCGCGACGAATGAGTACGCGCCTACCGGCCAGCTGGTCATGCGCACGTACGTCAACTACATCGGCGCAATCCTCATGCTGCTGTTCGATACCTGCACGACGACGGCGGGCAACGGCGTCATCACCGACCCCGACGCCGCGACGATCCCGACGGGGGCCTACCGGCACGTCTTCACGAAGGGCAGCTCCGTCTCGGGTACGCCGAAGTCGGCGCGCGTCACCTCTTCGTACGGCACGGAGTTCTTCACCTCCCGAGGCGTGACCTGCTCCGAGCTGGCCTTCGCGCTCGGGGCCGAGGGCATCATCGCGACGGCCACGCTGCTGGCAAACTACATGGAGCGGATTGCTGACCCCTCCATCACGCCCGCCTACGACGCCTTCTCGATCCTCCCCTTCCGCCGCCGCAATACGACGCTCTCCTGGGGCGTGGGCGCGGCGATCACGGAGGACGTCTCCTTCTCCATGGCGCAGGCCCTCGAAGCCTTCCGCTCGCTGCAGATCGCCTCGGGCTGGCCTACCTCTACGGAGCGCGCCAACAGCCCCGAGGGCTTCCTCCGGCTGACGGGCGACATCACCCGCCGCGCGGTGGATGATTCCGACTGGGACGCGCTCATCGCGGCTACCGGCTTTGCCGTCACGGTCAAGATGGCGAGCGAGCAGAACATCGGCGCGACGGCGTACCCCTACAGCATGTGGGTGCAGGCCCCGCTCTGCCAGTACGCCGACGGGTCCATCGAGGCGCTCAAGAACCAGCCGCGCCACCAGCAGACGCTCTCCTGGCGAGCCGCCTACTCGGAGTCCGATACGTACGACTTCAAGGTGACGCTTGTCAATGGTGTCGCTGCCTACCACGCCTAGCAGGAAGAGGCCCCGAGATGACGGACGAGAAAAGCATCATCCGGCTTGCGGACATCGAGCCCGCGCCCGTCGAGTTGCCGAAGCCCACGGGAACGGGGCACTACCGGTACCAGGTCAAGTTCATGGTCGAGGCCGTCGCAACGAAGGTGGAGGCACTCGACGCCCAGATCGTGGAGGCCGAGACGTCGCTGGCGCTCGCGGAGGTACTCGCCAAGCAGATCGGCCTCATGCTCGAGCCCGGCACGGAGGACACGCCTCCGGCCGAGAAGCTGCTCATGGACCTCTACGGCAAGCAGAAGGTCTCGACGGCGATCCTCGGCAGGCTCTCCCGCGACATTCAGGAGTCCCAGGTCCCTCTCTAGCGCCGCAGGCCAGGTTGGAGATCGCGCTTCTGCGGCGCTACTACAAGATCACGCACGCCCAGGCCATCCATGAGGTGCCCCTCTGGGAGCGTCAGGTGCTCCTAGACGCCGCCTATGCCTGGGAGGGCATCGCCTACGACGACAGCGGCGAGACGTACGAGGGGGCCGGAGGACTGCCCGAGACGCCCAGCTTCGACCATGAGGCTGTCCCCGACTGGCTGCTTGGCCTGCCGATGAACTAATGGCCGGTACGACGCAGACAATCCGCATCGAGATCATCGGCGACGGCC